AAGATCAACGCATGCACGATTATAAACTCATCCAAGCGGCCAACCTTCGGGATGCCGTTGGTGAGGGTATGATTGCTCATCCCTGGAGTAGGTTAATACCTATTATGGGAAAGCGAATCAAGGTATATGGTCGGAACGGTAGTCCCAACGAATATACCTATGATGGTAGTAAAATTATTTACTACTATCATATTCCGTCAGGCTCCCTTCTATATGAGAAATATAGGGGATGCTCCATTAGGAGCAACCCTTGGGAGGAAGATGGAAAATTCTTCAAGGACAAGCAAAAGCTTGGCTTGAGGAAAATCTTGACCCAGTCCATAGGACTAGGGAAAAGATTAGTAAACATACTGGTCGATAGACCACGTGTGCATTACTTAAGAATTGAGGACTTCATAGCTGGAGTCGTCGATTCTTTATGGACCGCAAATGAACTAGTGTTCATAAACGGTTCACATGACCAATTACTTATTAAGCAACTGGTTAGAAAGATCTTTTCAGTCGGTTGTTTCAACAAACTAGAATTGATCTCACAGTGGAAGGAATGGACCAATTGGTTATTCCAGACACTGGCAAGGTCTGAGACTCTCAAACCTCTTAGTAACTTAAAATATAATAATATCTTCAGATTACTAAATAGAGTGTCCTACATAGCAGATATGCTACATAAAGACACCCTAAGTCACCTGGAAATGCAATTTCTCGGTCACTTAACTTCTACTCGTCAGATGCCATATATGGGTACTGAGACAGAAGAAAAGGCCCTTAAAGACTTCAAAGAAGTATTACAGAGGGACTTCACGGTCGAACCTGAACTCATTAGAGATATGGGTTTGGCCGCAAGACGTATAGGTGGAATGTGTAGACACATTAGACCTACGCCTATACCTGATGGTAGTTCTCACATATCTGTGACATCATCAGGTGAGTTTGATCACACCATAAACTGTGGTGGACAAGCTGGTGCCGTGATGGAATCTATTAAGAAACATTTAACGGTTATACCAACTGAAGACTCAATAGAGGTAACTCCATTTGGTAAAGCATTCCACAGAGAGGGTATCCCCATCTGGAAAACGCTTTTTAGAGATCCTTATAAACTAGCAGAGCTTATTGATAAGAATTTCCTTGACCCGGTCATTGGGGGACACCCCAAGGACCAGGTTGGTCGGTTTTATGGTCTGGACGATAGTCTAGGCCAACAACTGATGTATGTGGCTTGGAAAGATAGTACATCCTTACCAATCCCCATAAGGGCCGAAGTTGTCCCAGAGATGGGCAACAAGGCTCGTTTTGTAACATTATCACCCTATTGGGTTAATATGTTGCAAGCTCCATTAAGTCATCTAATGATTGACTGTCTGAAGTTCCATCCTTCGGTGTTTTCATCATTTCACCGTCAGGATCAGGCTTGGGCTGCCGCCCAATCCATGGGTCGACTTTACAACAGTGAAGAAAAACCCAAGAGCGTTTTGTCGAGCGACCTAAAGGACGCCACAAACGCTCAACAATTTGAGCTAACAAAAGTTATGCTTAAAGAGTTCCTAGTGGGTTTTGGAGTACCAATAACCCCCTATGTAGAACTAGTTCTAGGTCTTATAGGACCTAGGTTAGTCCTATTCCATGATTATGAGTCAGTTGTTACAACTACCGGCATAATGATGGGAGAAGCAATTGCCAAACCTAGTTTGACGTTGCTTAATCTGTGTATCGAAGAATTAGCATTTTTACGGTACACAGATTCAACTGATTTATTAACCAGTAACTGGGCAGCCCCTCCAAGATATTGGAGGTTCGTCCATATCGGCGGTGATGACCATATATTATATGGTCCCGTCGATTACCTCAGATCGGTGACAAAACTTCATCAATCTGTGGGTAGTATCATTTCGGAAGAGAAACATAGTATCTCGAACGTTATGGTAAAATATTGTGAGAGAGTCCTAAATATAGGAAATCTACAATATAGAAAGGCCTTTGATTTTAACCAGCAGGATAAGTCCATAATAGTGGACAATATCAAGGTCAGGCTTCTAGAGCGTGGTCTATCGACCATGCAAAAGAAGGATAACAA